AGCCAAGGGAAGTTGTTCTTGCTGCCACCTGCTTTGCAACATCATTAATATTAAGATCTGTAAATGGTGTTGTACCATCTAGAACATCATCTACTAATCCAGATGCAACTCCTGCTGCATCGTAGTTGATTGCAAGGCCATCTGCGTAGCTCTGTGCTGCAGTCTGTGCTGCTGCTGCTGCACCATACATATCGTATGCTGCTGCTGTTGCTGCAACTGCTGCTGTATTGAAGTCTGAGATATCTGCTGAATCAAGACCAGTTACAGAGATTGTTGACCCTGTAATGTCAATATTTGCTCCTGCAGTTAATGTATCTTGCTTTCCTGCTGCAATACCCTGAAGATCAGAGATAATATCTGGATTATCCTGAAGTGCTTCAGCCAACTCATTAAGAGTGTCAAGAACTGCTGGTGCACCATTAACAAGTGCTGCTACTGCATCATCTGCATGCTGTTCTGCTGCTGCTTGAGCTGCGTTAGCTTTTGTAGTTGCATCAGTTGCTGCTGCAGAGATTGCTGCAGACTGTGCTGCGTTAGCTTTTGTAGTTGCATCAGTTGCTGCTGCAGAGATTGCTGCAGACTGTGCTGCGTTAGCCTTAGATGTAGCATCTGCTGCTGCGGTTGCTTCTGCTGCTGCTTGGGCTGCGTTAGCCTTTGAAGTTGCATCTGCTGCTGCAGTTGAAACTGAAGCTGCGTCTCCTGATACTCTAAGTGCTGCTTCTGCGGCTACCTTAGTTGTTGCATCAGTTGCTGCTGCTGTAATTGCAGCTGACTGTGCATTTGAAGCTTTTGTGCTTGCATCAGTTGCTGCTGCAGAGATTGCTGCTGCTTCAGCTGCTGAAGCGGAACCGTATGAGTCAAATGTATTAGCATTTACTGTAAGGTTGCCTGAACCATCAACACTAAATACGCCTGCATCTACTGACTTTACAAGTGTAGCTCCACCAACGAGGTTGAGAATATAGGCATCTCCGCCTGTTTCTGTAAGTATATTTTGACCACCAATTGTAGCTGTTGTACCTTCTACAATGAGGCCTGATTTAATTCTAAAGTTTTTTACTACTGTTGCCATTTATATGACTCCTCTTACTGCTTTTTTTGTTATACCTTTAGTGCTGTTCTTGTAAATCTGACTGAAATTTCACCAGAAACAGGGGTGACTCTTAGACTAATTATACCTGAATTTTCTTCAAAGGTGTAAGTAAATAAGTTGTTGTTTGTGTTCGATATGATGTTTGATTCTGATACTAGCATATCTGATCCATCTTGTGTTGCCATAATCTCAGAGGCATAAACATCTGAACCTCTTGTGACTTGCAAACTGTACTTAACGGTTTTCCATGTATTTTTTGCAAATGAGTCTACGTTTGTTGCATTTTCAATTCCGTAAACAGAAAGATCGTTATTACCTTCTAGCCCAAGTAGCTCAATTACATTGTCTGTGCTATTGTCTAAATCTCCTAGGATAGAAACTATGTCATTAACTTTATATGTTAAAGAATCTGGATCTTGAGACCCATCTATTCCGACTTTTACTTGAAGAGCTTCGATTGCATCATTTGCATTTGCATGTTGCTCAGAATGGGACGGTGCTGATAATTGATCAGTGCCATTTGGATTAATTAATTCGTCTAGATTATTTGGAAAATTGGTGGCCACGGGCTACCCCCTTGTGTAAGTCTTGTTACTTAGTCAATTATATCCTAGGAATATTTATAATTCGGAAAATTTACCATTTATTAATAGGGCATGTAGCCGCTGCAAGTTTTGTTTTTAACTTCATGATGCAACCACATTTTTTACATTGTGTAGTCAAGTCTATGAATTCTGGGCAAACTTTACATATAGAATATCTTTCTTTTTGCTCTGAATCTGCAACAAATTCTGTTGAGGGATTTATTAGATCCCAGGGTCTTGTTTCTCCCAGGTTTTCTTTATACTTTTCCCATGCATTTTTTTCTGTCATGCATCTATTTTATCATTTTTATACATATATCACAATAGCAACCTTTGACATATACTGCCATTAGTAGATTCTAATGAATCCGCCACCAAATGTCGGAGGTGCGAAGAAGACTGGCGGTGCGAAGAATACTGGTGGTGCGAAGAAGACTGGCGGTGCGAAGAATACTGGTGGTGCGAAGAATACTGGTGGTGCGAAGAATACTGGCGGTGCGAAGAAGACTGGCGGTGCGAAGAAGACTGGTGGTGCGAAGGTGCTTCCGCATGGGTTTGGATTAGTGGTAACTCCAAAGTGTCTATTATTAATTCCTGGCTCAGATGCATCGCAGGCTTGGTTTAAAGGTGTAACAGCATCTTGTGCAGAAGCAAATGACCCACTTACTAGATCTCCATTTGAACAGCATGCGTAATATGTTGTTAGAGTAACTGGTGGTGTACATGATTGAGTTTGTGTTTCAATATAAGGGTTACAAGAACCTGCAAAATAATTTGTTCTTGTTCTAGTTTGTGTTCCTTCAGAAGAGCATGTACTCCATGCGCTCCATGCGCTTGGAGCTGAGCAAGTAATCAAATCACCACAGCATTGTTGCCCAACGCTTATTTGATAATCATTAGAATTTCCAAGTAAAGTTCTACCTAGCTCTGCACAAGTATAGGATGCTGCATTTGTTATTGTTCCAGGACATGCTGGCTTTGCTGGTGGATCTGGATCTGGATCTGGCGCTGCTTGATAAGTAAACTTATAAACAGTGATTGTAGGTTTTGGAGATGTATTAACAACAGTTCCAGCGGTTGGAGACTGTGAAGAAACCATTCCTTCTTTTGTATAATCAGTAGTACCGACTGCTGTTCCTACTGAAATATCATAATTTGATGTGCTAGCAGGATTATATGTTCCAACTAAGTTTGGAATTGTATATGTTGTAGGTGGTGCTGGAACGCACACTGGAGTTCTTGAAACTCCTCCTTGCACTTGGTTATTAATTCCTGGCTCTGATGCAGCACATGCCGCATTTAATCCAGCAAGGGCATCCTGGCTGTTGGCATAAGTTCCAGAAACTCCATCTCCATTATTACAACAAGCCCAATAAGTAACTGGTGAAGATGGTTCTTCTGCAGCAATAGTGGTTGATTGAACAGAGTTACTACTAAATGCCTTTGAGCTAGTTTCTAAAGATGTTGTAAGTATCTGAACTGAAGATGTTATTGATTTATTGTCATATGCAGTGGTATCTCCCAAGCTTAAACTTGATCCAGAACCAAACCCGATAGCTACTCCATCTGCATACCACTCATACAAGTACATAGATATAGAAGATGAATTGCTCCAAGTTCCTGTTGTAGTTGTAAATTGTCTTCCAGTTCCAGAAACAACTGGGGCAACCTGATTTACTGGCATAGGAACTGATGGGTAAGTAATAGAAAGTGGGGGGAAAGAGCTCCATGAGGTATTTGTAAATCTAGGAGCTGTTCCATTTACTGTAATTGTAAATGATCCGTATGTAGTTCCGCCTTCCCCTATTCTATCGATTACATAAGATGTTGCTGATGGGCTAGAGCCTGATAAATAAGAACTTGTATATAGCTCTCCGTTATTATAAATAATCCATTCTGTAGGTTGAATTAAATTTAATGACCAAGAAAAAGTTCCGCCAGTTGATGAAGAGGTTAAGGATGCTGTTACTGAAGGCTTATTAGGTTTTATATCTTGAACCGATGCATTTTTTCCAAGACCGCTTAAACTAATTCCGCTTACATTAGATGAATTTAGTGGGTTAACAAGAATTCCGATACTTCCTCCTGCGCTTCCAGTATCAAACGTGTAAGTATCAACATCTCCAAGCAAGGCGACTTCTGTAAATGGCACCTCTGCTCCTTGATACTGTAAATAAAAATTATTAGCTCCCTTTGGCTTTGTCCAATCTAGTTTTATTACACCATTTTCTACAACTGTTGCACTTAGTACAGAAAGCCTTTCTGGAGCAATTACTGGGCTTGGCAAAGTGTATACATCTTCTTCATTGTCTCCAGCATCATTTGTAGCAGTAACTTTGCATCTTACAACATACCCAACATACTTTAATGACTTTATAGAATTCCACTCGTCTTCGTCTAGAAACAAAGTACTTGATGTTTTGTCTACTATATTTGACCAATTGTATGCAGATGGAGTATAGGCAGATTTTTGCCACTGATATTTAAAAGAAGTTGGAGAATTTTCCCATATTCCATTTGAAACAGAAACAGTTTCTTGTGCTGCATATAAAAATGAATCCCCCTGTAAAGAAAGAATTGGTAGTTCTGTATTTTTTGGTTTTAAATCAAGTAGGGACTTCCATTCAGATCCGTCCCAAATATATGCCGCTTTAGATTCATTCCATGTTAATCCATCATGAATCTGTATTTTTTTTAAAGGATTCCAGCTGGAACCGTCAAAAATATTTAGCGGCATTTGGTCTCCTTAGTATTGAATGTAAATATCTCCAGCAGAGTTTCCGCTTGAAGGTGGTGTTAAACCTGTTCCATAAGTAATTTTGTTTATGTTTGATCCTGAAATACCATTTGTATATCCAGTAATAACTGTTCCGCCAAGTTCTATTGGGGAACCATTTATAGTAATTGATTTATTTTCAAGCATTGTATTTGATATTATTGGTACAGCAGATGTTAGTATTTTACCGCTTGAGTCTAATCCAGCATATCCGCTATTTTGGTTTCTTTCAGATTCTGGCTGATACCCACCAAGTGAGTTTTCTATTCCTTCTATTGCCAAGTCAGTGTAATCATTAGCAGAGGTTAAAGTAGAAGCCAAACCTGAAGTTAGGTTGATGGCTGTTGCATATCCAGATATTAATGCCCCTGCTGGTATTGTTACTGTACCAGTAAATGTAGGAGAAGCAATTGGTGCAAACCCTGCAATACTTGCCCCTGCTGGTATTGTTACTGTACCAGTAAATGTAGGAGAAGCAATTGGTGCCTTTAATCCAATTAAAGATGTTAAAGAAGAAGCTGCAGTTTGATCTTGTGCAATATAATCTGAAATCTCTTTAAGAGTATCAAATGCAGTTGGTGCAGAAGCAATAACTCCTTCAATAGCAGAGACTAAATCTGAAGATCTTGCTATTGTTTGTGGTATAACAGATTCTAATACCTTGCTATTTGAGTCCAAACCAGCAATTCCACCAGAAGAATTTCTATCTGAAACTGGAATGTAATTTGTTAATTCTGAAATTGGGGCATAATTTGTTAAGCTAGTATTAACTTCTGTTCTTAAATCATCGACTGCTGTTAATGCAGATACAAGCACAGCTGTTCTAGCATTGTTTGTGGCTGAAATTGCTCTAGCATTAGTAAAATATAAATTGCTTCCTTCTGGAACGTCTGAAGTAGAAGATATGTTTGATATAGGCGGTATAAAACCTGAAAGTGCTTCGTCTGTATATTCCTTGGCCCCAGCGACTTCTTGATCTACATAGCCTCTTGTTTGTGTAATAAGTGGATTTACTATGTTATCAACTCTAGACTCTGTAAAATAAAGCCTTGTGCCTTCTTCTATATCAGAGGTTGTTAAAGAGTTTATTGATAATGTTGTAAATTCTTCAGCATCTGCTCTAGCAGTAATAAGTGCTGCTTCAACTTTTTCTGTCGCGTCTATTGCTGCAGCTAATTGAGCAGCATTAACTTTTGTAGTAGCGTCTGATTTTGCTTCTAATAAAGCGGAAGCGGCAGATCCTTCTACATCAAATAGCCCTTCTACTGCATTTACAGCTCTAAAATCTTCAAAATAAAGGTTATCACCTTCTTCTATATTGGTTGTTGTTATAGATGATAGTGCATTTTGTATTGCTAAAATAGCTTCTGAATCCAAAGATACTTGGTCTGGAAGTTGGCTTAAAGGAATCTTGCCATCTGAATTTAATGTGGCAACTCCATTAGCTAATCCAGGCTTAAGAGCATATGAAGATATTTCATTCCATCTTTGAGTACCATTACCTATTTTAAACTTAAGTGTATCTGTTTCTATACCAATTTCACCATTTAAAAGTAATGGGTTATTTGTTGCCCAGTTTGCTGCTATGTCTCTTCTTAATTGAATTTTATATGCCATTATGAACTACCTCCATCGAGTGATGGTGCATCAAAGTCTTCCGACCCTCCGCCTCCCAAAATCTCTTCTTCTACTGTTGTTGTTCCATCAAAAAGCCCTGCATCGAATAAGTTTTCTTGCACAAATGATGGGTTAGATAAATTACTGCCTGGTAAGCCACCATCATAGCCTATTATTTCAGGCAAAACTAATCCTGGTGTGTCAGGGTTATCTAAATTCTTAAAATCAATTTGATTTTGTATGTCTATTGTGTGTACATCTCCATCAAAGGTGTGGGTGTGCATGTAGAAAGGTGTAGGATCTGTGCTAGGTGGAGTAAGTTCTATCCAAGTAGTTCCATTGTGAACACGCAAATTTTTTGTAGTTGTATTTATATAAACTTCACCAACTTGTCCAAATGCTGGGTCTACTGAAGAGGCCAATAGCCTTAAAGGTACCAGCATCTGTCTAGACATAATTACCCTACTACAACTACTCTGTATTCTCCAGCTGATGGAGCGATTGCAAAGTTAACAGTTACTGAGTTAACATTAGTTCTAAGTACATCTGCTTCAACTTGTGCATAAGGAAGTGCTGCTTCAAATATCTGAACTGTTACGTCTGTTGTTCCTAAATTATGTGTTACTGTATATGATGTTGCTGAAGCTCCAAGTGTAGTTGCATATTTTCTAGCAATTGCATGGTAGTTTGAACCATCATTTGTAAGTGTCCATTTGTCTGATGTTTCATTCCATAATATTTCTACATCAGATTCTGTGCCACGCTCTACTACTACGCCTGCGTCTGTTGTTGGTGCTCCAGTAAAATTGCTGTTAAGCTTTACTTTATTATCTTCAATGTTAATCTGTGTTGTATTTACAGAATTAACAGTTCCTATTACATTTAAATTTCCGCCAACTTGCAAGTTACCAGTTATTTCAACATTATCTGGCAAGCCAATTGTTACTGCAGCGTTATGCCCACTATTTGGTGAAACTGTAACTTCATTTGCTGTTCCAACAATTGTTGCTACATAGTCGCCAGTTGTTTGCTCATCAAGTGGTATTATTAAATCTACTTCGCCTGCGTCTGTTAATCTACCTTGTGCGTCTACTGTAAATGTAGGAACTTTAGTTGTTGATCCGTAATTTCCAGCTGATACCGATGTATCATCTAAATCTATAGTTGTTGTGCCAGTTGAATCATCATATGATTTTGTTAATCCAACTCCGCCACTTATATATGAACCAATAGCATCTTGAATGACTTCTAGTGAACCAGATGTAGAGATCCACTCTGTACCATTCCAGAAGTACATAATGTTGTCTTGAGAATTGTAATAAATTTGACCTGATACTGGACTCGATGGAGCAGAACCTAAGTTTTGAATTCTAGCATTGAGTAACTCATTCTTGTTTAGATCAACGCTAACTAAAAATTTTCTTGCCATTTTTTTATCTCCTTTTTAGGACAGGTATGCTGTCCCCGAAAATGGCTGAGCCATTGTCAATGTTATTTGGTTAATACTATTATAGTCTATTCCAGTTTCTAACAAGTCGCCTGAACTTGACTTAACAGAAACGTTGGGGTGAAATTGCAAATTGTGTGTAATAGATACAGAATATATGCCGTTTACTGGACCAGTTATTTGGCTCATTTCCCAAGAATACATATAAGATACTTGCTTGTCTAAAACAAAGCTGTCCTCAACATTCCAAGAATCTGAGGCCAGTGATTTTGGTCCCCAAAATCTTGTGGTCAAGGTGTCAAAATAAAAATCTCCTGGGGAACCTAGTGAATTAGCTGGATTTCCCTCTCCACTTATTATTGTTCTTCCAGGAGAGCCTGATGCTCTTACAACTACTAAAGGATTATTTTCCGTTACTATTAGGCGGGTTGCCATTATAATGTTACCGCCCTATTTAAGGTTAAATATCCTTCTAAAAGTCTTGTTACATTAACACTTGGGTCAATTAATACTAAATCATACGCCGATTTTGGATAAAAAAGTTTTTTAGTTCTTTCTGATGAAACTGAAATAGAAAGCTTTCCCAATGATGGGGTTATTGTAATACCGTCTTGATCCGTCAAAGTAAATGCTAGTTTTTTGCCACCTTGAGTATCTCTTACTTGCATTTTAGCAGTGTGATGATTTAATTGAATAGGAACATTATCTTCGTCTAAGTATTGAACCTCAAACGTAAATGTGGTGTTTTCATCTACTTGAAAATTTTTTTGCGCTGCCATTTTTTACTCCTAAAGAGAAATGCCCTTACACTATTTTAGCATAAGGGCATTCCTAATTGACTAATAATTACTTGGACTTAAATCCAAAGCTATGGTCGCTAGGCGACAAAGCCTTCAAAATAACTGGGGCAATTGCTGCAAATCCAGCAGCTACTAAATCTTTTGGATCTGTGTTTCCAGTCATGTAAAGAGCCATTGCTGCGGCTAAAAATGCTCTTCCGTAAGAGCCTAGCGCAGATAGAATTTGTTCTTGCATCGTTACTTTCCCGTCTTTATTTAAATCAGCTTTATCAAAATTTTTGATAGCCATATGATCATCTCCATTTGAGCACTGTTGCTCATGAATTTTGGTTTTACCCAATACCTTATTCTACCACTAAGCAGATATATCTACAAGCTCGCAGTTACCGTCTGAACTACACGCAAGTGTGGCATTTGTAGAGGTTCCATCTTCTGTCTCATAAAAAGATAAATCTTCCCAACGAATATTTACTGGCATTTTTGCAACAAGAGCGTCGTATTCTTCTTTTGACACTTCTTGATAAGGAGCTTGCTTATATGTATGATCTGAGTGAGGAAGGAATGAAATTCCAGAAACTTCATCAAAGTTTTTGTATACCCACGCTCCTACCTCCATCCATTCATCTTCTTTTACAGAAACTGTAATAGATGGCTTATGCTCACACCATGCTCGCTGGTACACAAGCCAAATATTTAAATGATCAATAGCTGTCAAATCATTTCTAACAATTGCTCCTTCTGGAGCTTTTACTGGAAATGAAAACACATATGTTTCATTTGGCTTCATTACATCATCTTCTACTGGAATTCCAACTTCTTTTAAGAAAACTGAAATTGGATCTCCTTTAGAACCACGAACTGTTCGAATGTAATATGGCGAGTGCCATGGATGCATTCCTGAAGATACCCCGACCAATTGAGACACTGTTCCAGAAGGCTTTACACAAGTAATAGCTGCGGACTCAGGAATCCCAATTTTCCCAGCCTCTTCTTTATTTGTTTCACGAGCATATTCTCTTAAAGACATTAGGTAAGCCTCTAAAGCAACAATATCTTGTTTACCAGACATAAACTTATGCCCAAATTGTCCAGTTAAAGAAACACCAAGAAGTCTCTCTTCTTCTGTGTTATCTTTCCAAATCTTTCTTAAGTACTTAAAGTCTGTAAGTGTTGATTGCCAAGTTCCAAGTATCGTTGCAAGTCTTACTTTGTTTGCTATATCTTCTTTTGTATCTTGCTCACGCAAAACTACTTCTGAAAGATTACAGAACTGATATGGACGCAAAATAATTTCAGAACAAGGGTTGGTCCCATAATGTATGTCTGCATCTCTGCGACCAAACTTTGCTGCTTGAGCTTGTGCGGCAGCTACATTATAAATACCACGTTCTCCAGACTTTGAATCATAAAGAGATTTCCATTCTGCAATAAACTGTTCCATTTCTGGCTTACGAGAATATGCAACTGAGTTATTAGACAAAGCTCTTTGTGGGCTTGCCTCCCACCAATTACCAGATTTAGCTTGAGCCATTTCAATATCATTTATGTTAGAAAGAGAAATCATTGCTGATCTTCTTACTCCACCAACAACTACAACTTCACCAATCTTACACATGATGTCATGGCACTCAATTGGCTTAAGGTTTCTTCCAGCGGCATTCTTAAATTTTGCAATAGTAAAATCAAATAAATTTACTAGGGGCTGTGGTCCAGATGATCTTCCACCCATTGTCTTTAATCTTGCGCCAGAAGGTCTAACTTTTGTTACATCAATTGCTGGAATATGACCTGTCCAGAGTAGTGCAAGAAGTTCACGATATGCCTTTGCCCAACCTTGCTTTGAATCTTCAACAACAATTACCGTGTCTGATTTCTCTAATTTTTCTGGGACAGCAGGTAGCTTATTAATGTACTTGTATTCAACTGAAAATCCAACACCTGTTCCACACATCAAAACATACATTGTTTCGTCAAAGGAACGCGGGGAATCAACTGGTAAAAAAGCGCAGTTATATCCAGCGACATTATCTCTTTCAAGAGCTGCGCCAGATGTCATAACAGATCTCATAGATGGCATAACATTTCTTTCAAATACAAACTCTTTTAATTCCGCAACAAGCTTTTCATTTGGAATGTAATTATGGTTTTCTTCTAGATGCTTTGTCATAAAGGAAAAATATCTATCTACTGTTTCTCCCCATGTCTCTCTACGTCCTTCTAACTCTACCCATTTAGCATATCTTGATAGTGCAATAAAATTCTCATAGGGATTTTCAATAGTATTTTTCATTTGTCGCCTTTTCTTCCGCCTAACGGATTGATTATTTTTGAGTGAAGTCTAAGTGTACCAAAGTTTTTTATAAAAGAAAAGACAATGTAAAATTTTTTGTTGTTTTTTAGTTAACTATAATATATACTATTTACTATATATAATATATATTGATTTAGTTGATTTGCTGACCCCCCGACCCCCCTATTCGAAGTATACTATTTCAATTTTCTTTGTCAAGATAAAAATGATTTGACATGTTCTTTGTTACAATGGTATGATTGTGGTTCGCTATCTCTAAAGGAGGAAATGCCAATGGAGAATATAAAAGAAAGTTTGAGCAGTGTTGTTCATCACTGGACAGCAATTGCAGTAGCAACAATGTTTCTGTTTTCAAACAGCAATACTGTTGCACTAGCTCAAGCAGAAATAGTAAAACCAAAGACAGAAGTACAACTTAAGAAAGAAACCTTAGAAAAGTACAGCAATACTGTTTATAAGCCTTCAGAAATGCTTACGGACTCAGAACTAATAGAACTGTTGTCCACAGTAGGATTTGAAGGAAAAGCCCTTAGAACGGCTTGGGCCATTGCTAAGCGGGAGTCTAACGGACGCCCATTAGCTTACAATGGTAACAGAGCAACTGGAGACAGTTCTTACGGAATTTTTCAGATCAACATGTTGGGTAATCTCGGCGTAGATCGTAAAGAAAAATTTAACTTGAAGTCAAATGAGTCGTTGTTTGACCCAACTAAAAATGCAGAGATAGCGTATTACATGACCAATGGCGGTACTGATTGGTCTGCTTGGAAGGGTTTAACCCCAAGAGCAATGGAATTTTATTTAAAATTTCCTAATAACTAGAAAGGATTTATAGTGAAGATACAGTATGTGTCTACATATATAAAACTTTCTTTAGAAGGCCTTGTTCCTAAGCTTTTATGCCCACAGGATCAAGGTCTTCTATTTTGCAACGGAGATGGGGAATCAACTGTATACCTTTATTGTCTAGAGTGCAAATACAAGAACACGCTTGGTTTACAAAAGTATGACGATATAGTAAAATTGGTAAATGAACAAACAAAGTGATTTTGAGTCATCCATACTTTCTGAAACAGATGCTATGGGAAGAGAAATTTGGTGGACAGATGCAGGAAGACCCTCAGATCCAACAAAATAACCTGGAAGACAATATTCCAATGGTTACATATATAATGTTACACAGAATATATGATTTGCTAAGTCTTATAGCTAGCAAAGTTGCAGATCCAAAAGAAGTAGAAAAAATGATTGAGTATCATGAGGCGGGATACCTATTGGGGCCAGTTCCGTCATTTAACCCAGGAGAAGAAAATGAATAAAGATCAATTGCTACAGTTTATGATAGAGGAATTTGAAAGTGCAAACAAGCAAGCCATGATTTCTAGCGGTATGAGTGCACAAGAAGCGGAAACCAAGTCATTGGAGTTTAAAACATCAATAACATTTATTTTGTCTCAGGTAGTAGACAAGATGTTTGAAAAAAATATATTCTAGGTATTGCTTTTTAAAAATATTTCTTGTACTATAGAATTACGCTAGTTGAGTAAATCCTGGCGTATGCATGAAAATGCAAGTAAGCCCCTGGATCCGCCTCCAGGGGTTTACTCATGCTATAATATGTATATAATGGCCAGAGATTATTTTGCAAAATACATGATGAGTCCTAAATTTCAAGAAGATCAAAAGTTGAGGGCTGACCACAAGAGTGTTTGTCAAAGATGTCGTGATGGAATAGTAAAATTTTATTTTAAAAAACTTATCAATAGGGGGAATAAATAATGTTCTACGATAGAGAAGATTGCACAAAAGTTTCATTTTTCCCAGACGATTATGGAACACCAAGCGGAGTGTTTTTATTCAAAGGGTTTTTTACTGATGAAGAGTGTAAGTTAGTAGAAAACGGTCTTGTTGGACACGAACTAAAGGGTAACTATCAAGATACACTGATAAGCTGGTACGCCAATAAGGTTAGTCCCCCACTAAAAGACTTGCACCAGATTTGGGAAAAAGCAAGCGAATTGCTATATCCAGAATACGTTATGCACCCTCAAGCAAATGTGCTTATAATCACCCCAGAAATGAACGAAGGAATGTTTACTCATTCAGACTCTCCTGGTAAAGGAGAATGCCACAGATTATCTCAGGTTGACGTATGGAAGACATGCTGTGAGCTAGATTTTGGCTTAGTCGCATATTTTGGAGATTTTGAAGGCGGAGAAATCTTCTATGTAAATATTGATTCAGATGGGAATAAGAGCGATGGAGTAAGAGATAACAATCGATTAGTCATTAAGCCAGAAAGAGGAGATCTTGTTATTCATGGTGCATTTAACCCACACGCACATGGAGTAATGCCAGTTACATCTGGAGTAAGATATGCTTTTTCAAACTTTGTTCTAAAAGCAGAGGATAACCCAGGAACATTTTATAATTACAAGACTCCAGAATATTACGAGCAAATTAAAGATAAAGACTCTATGAACCTTGATCAATTTATTGGAGCATGGATGCAGCCACTAAAAGAAAACCCACAATTTACTAAAGAGCTTATTCACAAATATCAATCTTCTGGATTAGAAGGAGAAGCTCTCTCTGAAGCATTTATGGGAGAATTTAAAGAGCATTAAACGCCGTATAGTGCGAAAAAAGTGCGCCGCGAGTAGAAGCATATTCTAGTCAACTGTAACATATTGTTTCACATGAAACATTTTATCTGAAATACCCCTTATAAAGCCTCTAGAGGCTCTCTAAGCCTTTACTAGGCTTTTTGCCTACACAAGGGCGGGAGAGGGCCAAAAAGTCCCTTTACGACGATATCCTTTATTGTCCCAAGTATAATCAATAGGACGTATATAGATCAAGGTATTATATAGACTCATCTTCGTCATCGACATCAAAGATATCTTTAATCCCGCCCATTTTTTTAACTTCGTATAGAAATATAAATACTGGAGCTAGTATTGCAGATATAATTAATACTGCAGAGTAATATTTTTTTCTCATATATATATCCTAGTCAACTGCAATTATACTAAGTTTATCTGAAAATAACTTCCAGATCTTTTCCATATACTCAGGCTTTAATCCATCTACTGGATGAGGAGCATCTGTATGTGTCATAGATGGAGTTAGTTCAGGTACTTCTAATGCTTCTAGGATATCCTTCTGAGTAATTACTACTTCAAATCCCGCCTCTTTTGAATACTTGTGTAATGCAGCCAAGAACTCTCTATTCTGATCTATTCTTTGCTCATGTGTGTAGTAAGGACTAATTCCTTCATGCTTTAGCAGCATCTCAGTAAACTGAGGCAATGGCTCTATAATCACAACACGAGAGCTAGGAAAGTTTAATTTAATATTGTCGATAAAGTTTTTTACTGTAAGGTCTGCATTTTGATATCTAGGCAAGAATGTTCTGGTGTCTACGTATCCCATCCATATAGCCAAAATACCATCATCTTTAATAATTGATATTGGTTGTGGCTTATGGTTTACAGTTCTTTCAAATTCTACTCCAGACGACAACTCATCTGCCTGCCTTAATTCTTCGATATTAAATCCATGCATTTTAAGTCCAGCTTTAGGCCAAGGAACAAAAGTAACATCGTGCTTTTCTGGATAGTAGTGCTCTATTGCTCTAGATAAATGACAGTCGCTAAGCATGTATACATTTTTCATATTTTTATTATACCATATTTTCAGTCAACTGAACTCTATCTCTAAATAAAACATATTGCTCATGAGTGTGCTGTAATAAGCCATTTTCTTTTACTGCCAAATCTATTTTTTTACGAAACTCGCTTTTTTCTCTAGGAACTCTAGTAGGTACATGTTCAGAGTTTTTAATATCTTCTTTTATTCTTTCGTCAGACCATCTTTCTTCGTTAAAAGGAATATCGAATTTCTTAGAAACATATTCCAAGCACTTATCTGAAGTATTGGTTAAAAATTCAAAGCTTATCGTAGTAATCTCATTATCGTAACGCTTTGCTAAATTCATAAATCTGTTATACTCTGAATTATGACGAATAATTTTATCTTGTATCCTAAAGTCTACATCATCAAAAAATCTACTTTGTTCTTCATTAACAGTATCTAAAAATCTTATTTCTATTCCTGAAGCAATAACGTCGTATGGATTTCTTAGCAAAAAAATATTATGTGCATTTTCTCTGTTATCAAATCCTAGTGATTCGTGGTTTAACCATTTTATTTGTGCATTTAGATTTTTTTTAAACAAATGCTGACAAAATACATTGCCAGATCCAGGTGGAGCATTTATTGCAAGTATTTGTATCATATAGTAAGTGTACCATTGTAGGGATACTGGGATTTGAACCCAGACTCTATTGTATATAAGACAAGTGCTTTAACCGTTAAGCTATATCCCCTAGTTTGTATAGACTTGCAGAAGTATTCCGCATATACATACTAGGATAGATATAATTCCTACCCAAAGTAGAGTTTTCATTTCCCGCCCTTTACTAGCTTATTAATACAATTAACGCAAAAGTTTTCTAGTACGCCTTTTGAGTTTAATCTCTCAACGTATTTTGCATTATCACAGAAGCTGCATTTCATGTTATAAGTATAACATAATTTTGGTCAACTAGCATTTCATATTTCACAAAATGTTAATATTTTTTTAATTTGTATGATACACATATTTGAAATGTCCGTTTTGTCTACATAGTCCGCACATAAGATTATTCTCTTGAGCGTGAGTGTGATGCGACTCACAAAACTTTTTTTAGAATACTAGCCAGTAACCCCTCTATTTGTCAGTCCCCCCTGCTATGCTTAAGGTATAAAGAAAAACAAGCGGTAAAGAAATCCGCTAAAGAAAGGAGCAATCAAATGCTCACTCAAAAAACACTAGACTCAATCGTCTATGAATACCAACACGGGGGCGTGAAATCTAATCACCCCGAATTGACTACCGCTGAGCGTAAGGCTTTGCTAAAGCACTTATTCTCTCTCCCTACCTATTGCGCTTGTTGTGTGAGGTAAATCACACAACACGCCCTAGCAACCTCCCCAATTTGTCAGCCCCATACGCTACAATTACAACATAACAACAACGAAAGGTCAGAATAAATGACACTAGATGAATACAAGGCGCTAGTAGAAGCGCAACGCAAGGAAAGCCTTGCACAAGCCCTAGCCGTACTAACGAAAGAGGTTAAATAATGTACGCATACTCATACGATAATAATTCCGTGTCTAAGTGGGACACTATCCAATCAGATGTCGCAGATGCATATCGCCACCTTGATGATGTAGATGAGGAACAACCTCCACTAGATGACTTTAATGATGAAGATGATGAACAACTAGCAAAACTATTCGCACTAACATGGGAGAACTAATAATGACTATCACTTACTCAATTTGGCAAGGCTCTAAACTAATCTCAATCGACAATGTAGCGCATGAGGCTAAGGCTATTGACCATGTAATACAATCGCTCAACGATAGCGAATTAGGCAAGGTTAAAAAGTTTACCGCTAATGTAATGGATATAAAGGTGACCGCATAATGAAAGAATGTAAAGTAATTAATTGTAACAATACCGAATTAGTATATAGCGGAATAGATGCCATGCTATTAGGCGGTATCATAACCGAAACATATTGCTACTCATGCGCTAATGCGTATAATCAAATAGATAGCGCTATGCAATCACTAAGAGATAAGGTTAATGCTTAATGAATAGACTACTAACTACACTAGTGCAATTATCTATCGCTATCCCCGCCCTATACATGGCGAGGATCGTATACCATGACTTCAAGGCAGAGATGCGAGAGATGTGGCACGAATCACACTAGGATAACGGCGTGTCGCCTTGACAAAGGCGCCAGCTGCCCCTATTTTTCTGTGGGGGTTATCCACAGGTTTAAGAAGGTCTGTGTATAACCCCTGAAAATTTGTGAGATTTATCACATAGGCTGAGCGTCTTACTATATGGAATTACTCGCTAGTAAGTAGAGAAATGTCAGCCCCTCATGCTACAATTCCATTATAACAACAACGAAAGGAGTTCACATGAACTCACTCACAACACTATGTAAAGACCATGTCCCTAATAAATCCGCTATCTCAGAAATTGGAGATGAGCAATTTACCTTTTGCGAAAGTTGCGAACAAAACATCTCTCGCTACTATGGCGACCATGACCCAGAGCGTTTACCTATGTGGACAGATTGGTATGTGACTAAATGAAAACTAATTTTGAATTAGCGCAAGAGATAAACACTCTTTCAAAAAAGCACTATGGAGATAGTGACCTTGCATTTGCGTGGGGTTGTGCACAAGCACTACTAACCGCTAAACAATTAGAGTTAATTCTAGGGATACTAAAAGAAAAGGAAAATAACTAAATGGAGAAAACACAATTCGAAAAAGATTTAGAAATTAAAGAAAGTTTTATTGATTTACTAAATGATTGTTACCCTAATGTAAAGATTGGTTACTCAACTTTTACACCCGCCGAAATTCTAGAATGTTGCGACCCAGTAGCATTTGCGATTGGCTTAGTAGAACATGAAGATTATTTAGCAGAAATGGAAAACGAATGAGCGATTTATTCGGATTTGAAAAAGCAATTCAGCTCGATCATCTTAGCGATGAACAAATAAATAAATTAGAAGAAATACTAAAAGATTTTCAATAAATAACGGCGTGTCGCCTTGACAAACAGGGCGACATCCCCCACAGATGTGGCGGCGTCGGGCGTGTCGTTATGAAGATGTTATAAAATCCCCTGAAATTTACGGCGTGTCGATTTGACAGGGTTATCCACAGATTTCGGGCGTGTCGTACACAGGCTAAATGTGATTAGTATCACACGGGTTGAGCGTCTTACTATTTGGACTTACTGGCTAGTAATTATCTTTTGTCAGTGCCATAGGCTATAATTGCTACTATCAACAAACGAAAGGCGGACTCAAATGTCAGCAAATGTCTACACAATCGAAAGCCTACTTGTAGGAAAAATGTATCGCTCAAATTCTCTTACTGGAGAAATTATCTCAGCAGAAAAAAATGATAGTGTCTGGTATGCAAATGCAGATACTTACAAAGTGCAGGTACGCCCAATTTATTCTGCACCGCTAAATCTAAAAGATACTTACCGCTATTTAGCCGTAAAAACTTCCGATTAAATAAAATCGAAACAGGGGCAGTTTAGAGAGTGTTCTCGCCCAATGTCGTAAGTAAGAACTCTCACCAATTTTTTAACGAAAGGAAAACTATGCTAAACATAATTGACAAAACCGATTTTTATGAAATCGCAGATGAGCAACACTTTTGCTGTGATGAAAGTCAGTTTAAGTATTACTGTATCGAGCACCTAGAGTTTATGGGTTGCTATTTTTGCGGATTTGACTATGACAAGGATTGCGAGGAACAACACTAATGGGATACATTGAGATTTTTAGAATTGATCAAGATGGGGCAGGTTGGGTAGATTTATCCGAAGCCACCCCCGATGAATTATTTAACATTGAGGTAGGGCTACTTAATGAGGGAGCCTTATTCTATACCCCCGAAGCCGACTAAATGTCAGTGGGCTAGGCTATAATAAGCAATAACAACAACGAAAGGAAAACTATGATTAACTCAGTAATGACTATCGAGTGCGTGGATTGCCACGGATACGGAATTATCTTTTTTGGTAATGATAATGACTATGATTGCGAGCCATGCGATTGCGTGGAAGAATTGGAGAAAAACTAATGTATAAACTAACTTGCGCCTATGACGGCAAAGCACCACACTGGACGGCTGAATACGAAATCGAATTCGGTGCATGGGAAAGTTTTTTCCGTTTTACCGATTGGGGAATGGCTAACGAATTCTCAACTGTAAACATAATGACGCCAACTGGCAAAATGTACACCAAAGTATTTTATAGAAATGGAATGGTATCCGTAAAATGATGACTCGTAAAGACTATGTCGCAACCGCTGAAATTCTAAAGTATGTAAGCGATAAAACTCACCCCGCTGTTTTTTCTAAAATGGTAAATGATTTTGCGGAGATGTTCGCAAAAGATAATGAGCGATTTGATGTAAAACGATTTCACGAAGCGAGTGGATACAATGTTCCAAAATTCACTTCGAGATAAAGTAAAACGCATTCAGGAATTGCGTCGCAGTAATGCGGCGCAACCTGTTCGCAATAAAAAAAAATACACACGCAAGATCAAACATAAAAATAAATTTGACACTTAGCGCAAAATCCCGCACATAGCTGCGGGGTCGGGCGTGTCGTTAAGGACGTGATGTAAATCACCCTGGAATTTTGGGCGTGTTGTGGAAAATGTCAGTGGCCTATGGTATTATTCTCTTAAATCTAACGAAAGGTCAACTCATGAACAAATGCTCTTCATGCGGTGAGGTAACCTCACAATTTATTACTGATGACGGCGAATACTACTACCCTATGTGCGGAGAGTGCTACTAATGACTAAACTAAAACGTTCTAATGATAGAAAGGTGGCTAACCTTGTCACAAAAAATGGAAAGCAAGCCGCAATTGCGAACACGTTCGGGCTCCCTGCAGGAAAGAATTATTCATGCCCTGGTGCCACTAGTATTTGTGAGAGTGTTTGCTACGCAGGAAAACTCGAAAAGGTATTCCCAAGCGTTAAAGTAAATCTATTACACAATTGGGAATTACTTAAAGACGCAGACGGTGAAACTATGGTGCGTCTACTTAATGAGATGATCATTGACTTCAAGGCTGATTGTGTAAAGAAAGACGCACCTATGCTATTCCGTATCCACTGGGACGGGGACTTCTTTAACGATACCTATGCATATGCATGGAAAGTAGTTATTGATAAGCATGAGGATATTCAATTCTGGGTATACACTCGTGTAAAATCTGCGGCTCTCATTCTTAAGGATGTATCTAACCTATCGCTATACTATTCAACGGATGATGATAATAAAGAAATCGCATTCGACTTGAAAACTAATTCTAAGGTCCGCCTTGCTTATCTTGGTAAGACATTCGCGGCAACCGAAGACACAATGAAAGAATTGACTGGCAAGCCTGGCGCTAAGTGTCCTGAGAATATGAAAAGTATTCCGCTTATCTCTAGCAATGGGTCCGCCTGCGTCTCTTGCGGTCTATGCGTTTATGGTAAAGCAGATATTAGATTCTCTGCGAGTAAAAAATGATATATGATGTAATCGGAGCTCTTGTAGGATCTTCAATGATTCTAATATCTATGCTACCGTTTGCCCTTGTATACTATCTATTTAAAAATTTATAACGGCGTGTCGGCTTGACAATGTCAAGCTGGCCCGCAAATATGGCGGCTTATCCACAGGTTTAAGAGGGTTATCCACAACCCCCTGGAATTTTGTGAGATTTATCACAAGGCTCATGCGTAAATAGATTAGGTAATGTCAGTGGCTCATGCTATAATTCTCTTATCCAACAACGAAAGGTAACAAATGTCTAACTTAATGACAATTCCACACACAGTAACTTTCGAGGCTACTATTGACCTTGATAAAATTCCTGCACACTTATTGCCACGCCTAACTGCACTTGATGAAACTGCAATTACAGAAATGTGCAAAGGCGCAACAATTTATGCACTTGGTATGTCTAACACACTTACAGTTGCAAATGAAAATAACACTTGGGCAGAATTAACAATTAAGGAAGGGAACTAATAATGGGAAGCGTAACAGCACTAGGTATTCAGGATAGCGTATTAGATTTAGAAACACAATTAGCCTATCACTTACAGGGTAATCACTATCCACCCGTTCCACTATCTATGGTGCCAGTATGTATTCAGGCAATAGATTTTGCTTATGATGAAATGTGGGATGAAACTATTGAGATGCCTGATGGTATCACCTATAAGGGAGATACATGTGCGCCAGTATGGGCAATAATTGAGGCTCACCACCTACACTTTTGGCTACCTGAAAGTGACTAAGATCACACAATAACTTTCTCAAATAATGAGATGGGGGTTGATAAATGTCAGCCCCCTATGATAAAATACTACCCTACACAGAAAAGAGGCAAAAATGACAATCAACGACAAGTTGTATCAGGTTGGCGATTTATTCACCACCCTAAAGTCAAAAAAGACGGGCGTGATTAAGGAAATCCACCCACAGGCATCTGGCTCGGTGCGTGTGCTACTAGAAATGCCAACGAAGGAAACTCGTTGGACTTCGGTATCTGCTAAAACACTACTAGGCTCATAGTCTAACGGCAGAGGGGTCGCAGAAATGTCAGACCCCTCTGCTATACTACTTTAACAAACAACCAACCAACGAAAGCGAGAAAATCAAATGGCACGACAGAAATCAATCTCAGTAAAGATAGCAACTCCAAAGGTAATCAAGGCACTAGAGGCATCTCTTGTTAAACTAGAGTCAGACTACGCATCACAAGAGGCAAACGAAGCAAAGTATCAGAAGCAATACGAAAAGTGGAAAAAGGAACTTATTGACTATGCAGTTGCAAACATCAAGAAGGCAGAAAACTTCCGCACAAACTATCGCTCTTGGAACAATCAACTAAACATTGACTTCGACCTAACAGTTCCTAAAGATGGTATGCCAACAGAACCTCAAAAGGATTTCGAGCAAATCGGTCATCACACTTATCGTGAGATGAAAGAGGAAATCTCAAACGCTATTCGCATCTTAAAGATGACAGATGAGGAAACAGTTAGCACTAGCACCTACAACGCTATTGCTCGTTATCTCTAAATAATTTGGGGGGCAGAACTAAAGTCCTGAACCCAAACGACCTGAGTATGTCGCCAAACTGCTCTCCCTTCGGGGACAACTACTAACAAAGGCAATACAATGCGATTCAAGATAGAAATGTATGATGAGGTAAAGCAAAACGATTTAACAATTTATTCTGAAGAAGGCTATGATAACGAAAGCCTAAAAGAATTAGTCTTCTCAAACTTAAAAAGATTTGACGGAAATGTTAAGGCTTTTGTTTATGATCAAAAAAATAAAAAGAAAACATCTGCAGCGTTCTTTCCAATGGAAACAGTAAACTACGTAAAGTCCTTATCTAAGTAAAAGGTGGGGCAGTTAATTCTGCCCCGCCCAAGCTTGGCCCGCAATAATGTGCGGGGTTTTCCACAGGTTTAAGAGAGCCTGTGGATAACGCCTGGAATTTGTGAGATTACTCACATGGATCAATTCGGACATATTGTAACTAATCATAGACAATGTCAGTGGGGTCTGTTATACTTACTTAATCAACCAATCGAAAGGTAAAAAATATATGGCTCACAATCTCGAAACCGAAAACGGCGAAGTTGCTTTTGCATTGCGTGGCGCACCTGCATGGCATAACCTTGCTAATCGTATCTTCACACAAGATGAAGATGTTACTACTCAAATGATGTTAGATGAGGCAAAACTATCTAACTGGAATGTCCGTCTATCTCCATTGACCGACCACATCTCAGATACATGGAATGATGTATCTAATGCTCAATTAGTTATTCGTGACAACCCATTCAATAGCGGAACTGATGTTCTTGCTACTGTTGGTAAGCGTTACAAGCCTGTGCAGAATGAAGAATTGTTTGCATTCGCAGATGCAATTCATGATGCAAATGCTGATTGCCGTTGGGAATCTGCTGGCTCACTTCGTAGCGGTAAGGTTGTTTTCGGTACTGTGGATATTCCTCGCACAATGGTGCTTGACCCACAAGGCGCAAATGATGCGACCAAGTTATATCTAATCGTATGGACATCACACGACGGGTCTGTTGCGGTTCAGGCTGCAGTTACTCCTGTTCGTGTAGTTTGCCAAAACACATTGAATCTTGCAATGCGTAATGCTAAGCAATCTTTCAAGATTCGCCACACGCAATCTGTTGAAGGTCGCATTCAGGTAGCCCGCGAAACTCTTGGGCTTGCTCTTGGATACTTTGATGAATTCGAGAAAGAGGCTCAGGCTCTTTATTCTCAATCAATTACTGATGCTGAATTCTCAAAGTTGATTCAGACAATTTATCCTAAGCCAGATAAAGATTCTGCTAAGGTTGCGCTAACTAAGTGGGAGAATAAGGTTGTGCTTCTTGACAATCTTTATCACAACTCACCAACTAACGCTAACATCAAGG